GCGACGGGGAGGTGCGCGAGGACCTCGACGCCAAGGCGCGCGTCGTGTCCGTGATCCGGCTCGACACGGGCGAGGTCGTGCGCGAGCGCGTGGCCACGTCGAGCGACCTCCAGGCCGAGTTCCCAAAGCTGGCCGAGGTGCTCGACGGGCCGTGCGCGAGCGCGAAGAAGTAGCCCATGAGCGGATTCAATCCTCACCGCCGTCGCGCCCGGTTGGCCGCGAGCGCGCGGAAAACGATCCACGCCGCCGCGCGGACGTGGGTGTCAGGCGCGAAGTTCGCGGGCGGCCTGCCGTCGCGGGAGGCCTGGAAGCGGGCCGCGAAGATCCTCGGGCCGGCGATGGATGCCGTGGTCGCGGAAGAGTTCGGCGCCGCGCGGGCCGCGCAACCGGAGGCCGCGCCATGACGCCCCGCGAACCCCCAACGCCCGATGCCGACGACGAATCCGCGCGACTCGCCCGCGACCGGGAGCGCGACTACGCGAGGATGCTCGCACGCGTCGAAGCCGATCGCGCGAAGCGGGGGACGGCCGATGCCCGATGATCGCAACTGGCAGCAACGCGCCATCGACGCCGAGGTCGAAGTCGCGCGCCTCCTCGCCGTGCTCGCGCGCATCCGGCGCGAGGTTGTGCTCGCGGACCCGCGCGACGATGTGCGGACGCGACCGGCGGTGACGCAGCCGATGCCGCGCGTTCTCGCCCCGCCGGGCGCCAGCGGGATCGACGACCTGGAGGCGGTGGCGCGGGCTGGGGGTGTTGCTTGCTCGTTCTCGTGTATCGCGTGCGGATGCCGTCTCCCGCGCGAGGGCGCGCTCTGCGAGTCGTGCGCGCAAACGTGCCGATGCCCGACGTGCGGGGCACTGTACCCACCCGAGACCGGGGTATGCCTCCCGTGCATGGCGGAGCACGATGCGGCCCGCGCGGGCAAGTCGGGACTGCGATGAAGCGCCCCGCGCCCCCGGCGTCCCGCCCGCTGGCGGCCATCGGGAATCCCGAAGAACTCGACGCGATGGTGCTCCAGGAACTGGCGGCGGCCAAGCCGCGCGAGGCGCCCAAACAGTGTGTCGTCAACAAGCACACGTCCAGGTGTCGTTTTCCGGCCGTGGCAGGGTTGACGCAATGCGCGAAACATCGGGAAATGCAGCGGGTGAATCAAGCGAAGCGGCGCCGCGCGAAACAACGATCGCGCGTTCTCCGGATTCGCTGTAGATCGTGCAATAAATCCTTTCGGGCGCAACGCACGCAGCAGAAATGGTGTCCAGCCTGCGTCGCCGCCCGGAAACCGCGAGTCCTCGCCACACTGAAGCGGCGGCGCAATCGCGCATTGGCCGGGCTCTGCGTCCATTGCGGCAACGCGGCAACGCCCGGACCGCGCGGGGGGAGGAGTTCGTGCGACGAATGCCGCGCCGCAGAAAAGATGCACGACGCCGATCGGCGCGCCGGGATTGCGCCGCCGCCTCGCCCCGCGGCAACGATGCGAGGGTGTCGCACCTGTGGGCGCGTGAGGCCGCTTGCTCTGCTTGCCGGAGGCGAATGCGCCGCCTGCGCGCGATATCGGAAACGCCACGGGGCGTCACGGCCCTACGGCATCCAGGACGGTCGCGCGGCCAGGACTGAGGCCGATCGCATCGAGAGGATCGTCGCGTGAAAAACCAACCCCGCCCGCTCTCCGACCTCGCCGCTGACCCCGGCAACCCCCGGCGGATCACGCCGGAGGCCGCGGCCGGGCTGCGCTTCTCGCTCGACCGCTACGGCGACCTGAGCGGGATCGTCTTCGACGCAGGCGCTGGCGTGCTCGTCTCGGGCCACCAGCGCCTCGACCAACTTCGCGCGGCGGGCGTCGCCGACTGGACCGTCGAGCGCGAGTGCGACGCCGGGCTGACCGCGCCGGACGGCCCTGGCGCCGAGGGGACGGGGTGGATCGCGCACACGTCCGGGCGTTTCCGCGTGCGGCTCGTGCGGTGGACGGAGCAGACGCGCTCCGAGGCGAACGTCGTCGCCAACAGCGACCAGATCGCGGGCGAGTGGACCCCGGCGGCGCTGGTGAAGCTCGCGCCGCTGGCCGCGCTTCCCGCGCTGGCGCCGCTGCGCTTCGGCGAGCTGCGCATGGGGCTCGCGCGGCTGTTCCCCGATGAGACGAAGAACGCGGGTGACGACGACGTTCCCGATCCGCCGCCGGTCCCGGTGTCGCGCACGGGCGATCTGTGGATCTTGGACAGCGGAAAGGGGGCGGGACATCGGCTGCTCTGCGGGGACTCAACGAAGGCCGAGGACGTGGCGCGGGTCATGGGCGGGGAGAAGGCGGCGCTGATGGCGACCGATCCGCCGTACCTCGTCGACTACAATGGCGCGAACCACCCGTCGAAACACCATGCTCGCCAGCGCGCCGCAAAGCAGACGGCGAAGGGAACGTCGTCGACGGGAAATGTCTCGTGGGATGCCTACCACGATCCAGCCGCGTCGGTAGAATTCTACGCGGCATTCCTTCGAACGGCGTTGGACTACCTCGCAGACGATGCCGCGATCTACCAATGGCACGCGACCCGACGGCAGGCGCTGGTTGAACAGGCGTGGGTGGCCAACGGACTCTTGATCCACCAGACGATTATCTGGGCGAAGACGCGGGGCGTGTTGACGCACTCTCACTATCTCTGGGCACACGAACCGGCCTTCTACGGCTGGCGAGAGGGCCACCAGCCCCCGAAGGAGCGGCGACCGGAAACGACAGCCACGACGGTCTGGCAGATCGGATCGGCGGGCGAATCGGACGGCATCCACCCGACGCAGAAACCGGTGGAAATCTTCGCACGACCGATCGGCTACCACACCCGTCTCGCAGAGGTCTGCTACGAGCCGTTCAGCGGATCGGGCTCGCAGATCATCGCGGGCGAGAACCTCGGGCGCCGCGTCTACGCGCTCGAAATCGCGCCCCAGTACGTGGACGTGGCCGTGATCCGCTGGGAGAAGGCGACGGGCAAGCACGCGATCCTCGACGGCGACGGCAGGACTTTTTCGGAGGTCGCAGCAGAGCGCACCCCCGAGGCCGCCCCGTGACCGCCATCCCCGGCTCCCCGATCTGGTGGGACCTCGCGCACTGGGGACTCGCGGGGCGCGGCGTCGTGCGCGTCACGATCCGCCCCGTGCCGCCGCGCGAGGTCGCGGCCGGCGACCCCGAACCGTGGCCGGGAAACCGCGATCCGCGCGGCGTGGTAGGATGACCCCATGAGCGACGCGAAGCCGAAGCGCAGGGTCGGTCGCCCGCTGGCGATCACGCCCGAGGTCGCGGAGGTCATCTTCGAGGGCGTCATCCTCGGGCGAACGTGGGAGGACGTGGCGGCATCGGCTGGCGTGTCCGACGAGACGATTCGCCGCTACCGCGTGCAGGGCGAAGAGGACAAGGCCGCAGGATTGTCCACGGATTACGTGGCATTCGTGGCCGGCGTCGCGCGCGCGCGCAGAACCTACCGCGACAACCTGCTCGCCGCCGTGCAGCGCGGGACGGACGGCAGTAACGGGGCTCGTGCGGACTGGCGGGCAGCGGCGTTCCTCCTGGAGCGGCAATTCCGCGAGGAGTTCGCGGAAAAGCGAAACGTCGACGTGACGACGGGAGGCCAGCCGCTCGCGTCGTTCGTCGAGGCCGTGCGCCGCCGGGAGCGCGAGGAGGAGGCCGCGGAAGGTGGCGACGGCGAAGGGAGCCCGCGCGATCCATGAGCACGGCTGCATGTGGGGAGTCAAGGCCCGGGGTCGTTGCCGTGCGTGGGCGCGCGGTTGCGTCCCGCGAAAGCGTGTCACGCCCGCGATCGACGAAACGCGCGGAAACCGCCGCGCCGCGGTGAGTGACCCGTGCATCTGGAGACCCTCGCCTCCCTCCTCTCGCCGCGAATCTCGCCGGGGCAGCGCGCCGTCTGCCGCCTGATTGAGGGGCGCCCGCCGCGCGACCGCGAGCAGGGCGCCCTCTACGCGAAACTCCTCGGGCGCGAGTGGGGGCCGGACCTGGCAACGCGCCGTTCTCGCATCGTTCTCCGTGCCGGGCGTGGCGCGACGAAGACGACGATCGCGGGTTGGTACGCGATCTGGCGCGCGCTCGATGGCCCGGTGGACGGCCTGGCCGCTGGCGAGTGGGCCTACGTTCCGATCGTCGCGCCGCGCATGGACGCGGCTCGCATCACCCTCGGGCTCGTCTGGGGCACGGTAGCGACGGCGCAGGCGGGGGAGGGCGCGACGGCGGCGCGGTTGTCGTCACATGTCTGGCGCCCGGAGCACGCTGGCGGCGATGTCGTGCGGTTCCGGCGCGGTGTCAAAATCGGCGCGTACGCGGCGGACCGCGGCGGCGTCAACGTGCGCTCGCGGTCGATCCTCTCGCTCGTGTGCGACGAGGCCAACCTGTTCCGCGCGCACGGCGCGGCCGTGGTCAACGATCGCGACGTGGTGACGGCGGCCGAGGCGCGAATGGTCCCCGACGCGCAGACCCTGATGCTGTCGTCGCCGTGGGTGGAGGAGGGCCTGTTCTACGATCTCTTCGATGCCGACTTCGGGCGCTCGACGGAGGCGCTCGTGATCGCCGTCGACCACCCGCTGACGCTGAATCCCGGGTGGACCCCGAAGCGGAACCTCAAGCCGGGGACGCCGGAGCACGCGCGGGAGATCGAAGGGCGATGGGTTGCGGACGGCGAGGACGGGATCTGCACGCGGGACCAGGTGCTGGCCTGCCAGCGCCACGCGAACGGCTCCGGCCCCGACCTCGCTCCGGTCGCTGGCGAGCGGTACGCGGACGCCTGCGACGCGCACGGGATGGGGCGTCACCGCACCGGCTACACGATCGGGCACTGGGACCGTGGGGGTCGGCTCGTGGTGGACCTCGTTCGCGGGTGGACCTCGGCCACGAAGGTCGAGGATCGCGTCGCCGAGATGGCACGCCAGCGCGCGCGCTACCGGATTGACTCGGCATGCGCGTCGGACCAGTACGCCTACGAGATGCTGGCGGCGCTCGGGCGCTCGGGCGTTGACGGCGGTTCCGACGGGCGGCTCACGGTGACATTTTCGCACGACACCGGCGACCGCGCCGTGCAGGCCGTGCGGTGCGGAGAGTCGATCCGGGATGGCCGCATGTCACTTCCCCCGGGCGACCGTCTTGCTCTTGACTTCCCGCGCATCACGACGCGGAACACGGCCGGCGGACACGTCGCCGTTCGCGTCCCGGTGGACTCGGCGGGCGGCCACTGCGACGAGGCCACAGCCGTCATCCTTTTGCACGCGACATCCGCGACTCGGGCAGGGTCGGTTGACGTGGCCCCGCTCGGCGTCTCGCAGCGCGACTGGACCACGCGCGCTTGACGCGCCGCACGGCGCCGAGTAGCGTGGAGCCGTGCCGCCGAAGCCGAAGAAGCCCGCGCCGCCCGAGGGCGTGCCCTCCCCGCGCCCGCTTATGGGCGAGATCGGCACGACCGGGCTCCGGCAGTCGCGTGGGATCATCGACGAAGAGATCCTGCGCGAGTTGCAGGGGCTCCGAGGCATCCGCGTCTACGCCGAGATGCAGTGCGACCCCATCGTCTCGGCCGGGTTGACGGCGATTGCGCTCCTGATTCGTGGCGCCGAATGGGCCGTCGAGCCCGCCTCCGCGAGCGACGAAGACCAGGAGGCGGCCGACTTCCTCGTGAGCGTCCGCGACGGGATGACCTCCTCGTGGGCGGACACGATCTCCGAGATCCTGTCGATGCTCCCCTACGGGTGGAGCTACCACGAGATCGTCTACCATGTCCGCGAGGCGGACGGGCTTGTGGGGTGGGAGTGCCTGCCGATCCGCTCGCAGGACTCGCTCGACCACTGGGAGTTTGACGAGCGCGGGCGCGTGGCCGCGATGGTGCAGCGCGACCCGAACACGTACCGCCTCGCAACGATCCCGGCGGACAAGGCGCTTCTGTTCCGGCCGAGCGCGCACAGGGGCAACCCCCAGGGGATCTCGGTGCTCCGCGCCGCGTACACGCCCTGGTACTGGAAGGCGAACACGCTGCGCTTCGAGGGCATCGGCATCGAGCGCGACCTCGCGGGCCTGCCGCTCGCGCGCGTCCCGGCGTCCGTGCTGGCGGCCGGTGGTCCGAACGCGAAGGCGTGGGAGAAGATGGTCACGGAGATCCGTCGCAACCGGCAGAGCGGCGCCGTGATTCCGTCCGACCCGCACGTCGGGGGTTCCGTCCGTCAGTACGACCTCGAGCTCCTGCGCGCCTCCGGCCCGCGCCAGTTCGACACCTCCGCGCTGGTCACGCGCTACAACACCGAGATCGCCACGTCGATGTTGGCGATGTTCCTGACGCTCGGCGCGAACGGCAAGACCGGCTCCTACGCGCAGGCATCGTCGCAGACGGAGTTGTTCGCCGTCGCGATCGGCGCGTACCTGACCGCGATCGCGGAGACGTTCAACCGCGACGCGGTGCCTCGGCTGCTCGCGCTCAACCCGTCGATCCGCGGCAAGGCGCGCTTCGCTCCCGGCGACGTGGAGACGGTGGACATCGGGCAGTTCGCGGCGGCGTGGCAGTCGCTCGCGCTTGCGGGATTCGACCTCACCCCGGCCGACGAGGGCTGGTTCCGCAGCAAAGTCGGGATGCCCCCCGCGCTGGTCGCCGAGGAGAGCGCCGAGGGCGAGGCGGGCGACGAAGAACCCGAGCCGGCCGCCCCCGAGCCGGTGGCGTAGTGGCCCGGAAGCCCCGCAGCCTGCGCGCGATCCGCCACCAGCGGAGGGTGATCGCCGCGTCGAAGAAGGCCGCGAACGGCGCCCGCGCGCGGTTTCTCGGCGCATTTCGCCGCGTCGCGGGCGACCCGTCCGCGGCGACGCTGACCCGCTCGATCGGCGAGGGCGCGAACGTCGCGGCCCGTGTGCTGCTCCCCGAGGGCGGGACGCGCGCGGCGGCGGCGGCGACGATGGAGCACGGCACGACGGCGGGCGCGAAGGCCGAGGCGACGTTCCTCGTGGGCGACTCGGCCGAGTACGGCAAGCGCCTCCTGATCAAGAATCCGATCCTCCCGCGCGCTGCGGCGTGGGGGAAAAAGCGCTCGGCGGAGCTCGTGACGGAGATCGAGAAGCCCGCGCGCGCCGCGTTGCGTGCCGTGATCTCGACGCGCCTCCGCGAGGGCGTACACCCGTCGTCGATCGCGAAGCAGATCCGCCCGTGGGTGGGCATCCACTCGCGCAACGTGCCCCCGATCCTGCGGTACGAGGCCGCGCTACGGAAAGCGGGCGCGGGCGCGGCGAAGGTCGAGAAGGCCGTCGCGCGGAAGATCGCGGCAGCCGTCCGCGAGCGGTGTGATCTGATCGCCCGCACGGAAACGTGGAGAGCGGTCAACAAGGGGCGCGAAGCTCTCTACCAGGAGCTTGCCGCAGAGGGTCACGTCGACCCGGCGCGCATGGTGCGGACGTGGGTTGCGACGCCCGACGAGCGGCTGTGCGACATCTGCGAAGCGCTCGACGGCACGACGGCCGAGGGCTTCGACGACGACTTCGGCGGCGGCATCCACGACCCGAGCGACGCGCACATGGATTGCCGGTGCACGGTTCTTTTTGAGGAGCGCGGCTGACGCGCGAGGAGCGACCATGGGCAAGCGAACCACACTGACGATCTGCCGAACGGCGGTGGGCTACGAGGACACGCCGGAGTCCGGCAAGACGACGTGGGACGGCGCGAAGGCCGTCCTACGCCTGCGCAAGTGGTCCGGCGTCTCGACGGCTGAGCCGAGCGCGGCAGCGTGGACGAAGTACCGGCGCGGGTTCGCGTGGTTCGACGCCGAGAACCGCTCGACCGTGGGCGCGTACAAGCTCCCGCACCACGACGTCGAGGGCGGCAACCTCGTGCTGAATCGCGCGGGGCTGATCGCGGCCGGCGGCGCGGTGCAGGGCGCGCGCGGCGGCGTGGACATCCCGGCGGCCGACATCCTGCGGGTCAAGTCGCACCTCGGTCGCCACTACCGGGCGCTCGGGCTGACGCCTCCGTGGAAGGAGGAGGCCGCGGCCGAGAGCGCGCGCGGCTACCAGCGGAGCGAGGAGGGCGCGGGCAAGGACGGCCGCGTGCTGCTCGCGCGGGCCGACGAAGACAAGAAGCTCATCTACCTGATCGTCAGCCGCGCGAACGACGAGGACGGATACGGCAACGTGTTTCCGCCCGAGGAAGTCGAGCGCAGCGCGCATCGCTTCATGCAGCGGCAGGCGATCGGAATCAACCACGAGTGCAACTGCGGTCACGACTTCCGCGCTCACGCCCAGGGCGCCGCGATGGGGACGTGCCGCGGCGACGGGTGCACCTGCCTGGGATACGACGCCGTCGAAGCGCCGGTCACTCTCGTCGAGAACTTCCTGTGCGGCGTGGACGCGGCCGAGTGGCACGGCGCGCCGCTCGCGGAGCCGTTCAAGCGCGGCGACCACGTGATCGTACTGCACTGCGAATCGCCGATCCTGTGGTCGTACCGCGAGGCGATCACGGGCGCATCGTGGGAGGGGACGGTGGAGATCGAACCCATCGCCGAAACTCCCGCGACGGTGCCGAGTGCCTGATTCGCGCGGACTTCTGACGACGGGCGAAGTCGCCGAGCGTCTCGGCGTCTCGATGCAGACCGTCCGCGAGGCGATGCTCGCGGGCGTGGTGGTCCCGGCGATCCGCTCGCGCAAGCCGGGCGGGCGCAACCTCTGGACCGAGAAGGAGTGCGCGGACCTGTCCGCGGCCTTCGACGCGCACGACGCCGTCGCACGACTCGCCGCGTCCGTCGAGTCGTCGCGCTCGCTCGTGGCCCGGCTTGCCCCGCACCAGATCGCAGCGATCGGGCCGAAGGGCGCGAAGGTCTACCCCGAGCGGTGGCCCATCAAGAGCGTTGCCGCGCAGGTCGGCGTCCCCTTCCTCGTGCTGCGGAACCTCACGCCCGCCGCGTGACGTTGACGCCCCCCGTGGGCGTCCGTCATGTTGGGGGCGCAATGGCGAAGGGCCGCTACCGGAACCTCGACGCGACGCGGATCGCGCTCCTCCTCGGGAAGGAGCCCGCGAACCGTCTCCGCGTCCCGCTGTGCCGCTTCGAGCCGGACACCCAAGAGGAGAGCGCGATGGCGAACAAGCAGATCGAGATCGACGAGGACCAGGCCGCGCTCGTGGCCGCGCTCCAGAAGGCGCGCGCCGACGAGGGCGAGATCGAGAAGGCGATCGGCGACGCGCCCGAGGGCGCGCTTCTGGTCGCCGCGATGCGCCTGCTCGACGGCGTCCCCTCCGACGTGACGCAGCGGGTGCTCGCGGCCGGGAAGCTCGCCCCCGCGCCGGCCGCGCCGCCCGCGCCCGAGGCGGTGCTGTCGGCCGAGGCGCGCGCGATGATCTCGAAGGCCGAGACGATCGCCGCGGACGCCGTCGCCCGCGTGCAGTCGATGCAGGCCGAGCGCGACCTGGAGCAGATCACGGCGATGTGCCGGAGCGACTTCGCGGCCGTCCCCGGCGCGACCGTCGCGGCGCGCGCCGCGAGCCTCCAGAAGATCAAGGCCGTCGCGCCGAAGGCCGAGTACGAGGCCGTGCTCGCGTGGCTCCGTGCCGCGGACGCCGCGGTCAAGGGCGCGCCGACGTTCCAGACGCGCGGGATCGACGGCGCGGGCGCGCCGGACTCCGACGACCCCGACGCGCAGATCAAGGCGCTCGCGGTCGCGCGGGCGGCGAAGGACAACTGCTCCTACCCCGTCGCGATGGAGCGCGTCATGAAGACCGACGAGGCCCGGAAGCTCTACGCCAACCGCAAGCAGGTGCGGCTCTAGGCCGCCAGGAGAACCGACGATGGCCCGTTCGACCATGTCTCACACCGTGAGCCTCCCGACCGCGGAGGACCTGTCCGCCCTGACGATGGGGCGCTTCGTCCGCTGGGTGCAGGGCGCCGCGGGCGTGACCCGGTGCGGCGCGCACCTCAAGGCGGACGGCGTGCACGTCACGTCGCCGTCCGCGATCAACGGCAACGTCGTCGGCGTCCAGATCGGCGCCGGCAAGGCGATGGTCGAGTCCGGCGGGATCATCGCCGCCGGTCAGGAGGTCGCGTCCGACGCCCAGGGCCGCGCGGTCGCCGCGACGGTCTACGCGGGCGAGGTCACGCTAGGCAAGGCGCTGGAGGCGGTCGGCGCCGCCGGGCGCGAGTTCACCCTCCTCTACTACGGCTGCGGCGGCGGGCCGCTCGACTAGCCAGAGACCGAAAGCTCAGGCCAAGGAGACACCCCAGTGCCCATCACCGACCCGAAGAACGTCCACGTCAACCAGCCGCTGACCGACCTGTCGATCGCCCACTTCGACACGGAGATCGTGAACTACGTCGGCCCGCGGATCGCTCCGCTGGTGCGACTGCGGAAGCTGTCCGACCTCTACTACCTGTTCGATCAGGGCGACCTGACGCGCATCGTGATGGCGCTGAGGGCGAGCGGGGCCGAGGCCGACATGGGCGGCTACGACCTCTCGACGGCGGCCGTCACTCTGGAGCGGTTCGCGCTCGGCAAGCCGACCGGCAACGACGAGATCGGCAACCAGGACGAGGTGCTCGACCTGGAGACCGCCGACATGAACTACCTGATCATGCAGTGGCTCATGCGGATGGACGAGCGGTGCGCCGCGCGCCTGGTCGCCCCGCTGCTGTGGACGGGGTCGTTCACGGGCGCCGACCTGACGCCCGCCACGGTCGCGGGCGGGCTCGCCTGGGACAACGCGAACGCGACGCCGGTCCGCGACATCCACCGCGAGGTCCAGTCGATCAAGCGGCGGACGCTCGCGAAGCTCAACAAGCAGAACTTCAAGCTCGTGCTCGGGGAGCGCGTGTGGTCGGCGCTGCGCGAGAACGCCGACATCGAGGCGAAGTTCGTCGGCGTGCAGGTCGGGATCGTCAACGAGAAGATGGTCGCGCAGGCGTGCGACATCGGCGAGGTCATCGTCGCCGACACGATGCAGAACACCGGCATGGAGGGCGCGGCGAACGTGCCGACCGACATGTTCACGGGCAACGACGCGCTGCTCCTCTACGTCGAGCCGAACCCCGGGAAGGGGAAGTTCTCGGGGGCGTACACGTTCGTCGGCGGCCACCGGCCGGAGCTGTCCCCGCTCGGCCACTGGATCAAGACGTACGAGGACGAGAAGGCCGACGCGCACGTCACGGAGATCAACGCCTACTTCCGGCACGTCCAGGTGTCGGCGATGGGCGGCGCGTACTTCGACGGCATCGTGACCTAGCCGGTCGCGGAACCGTAGCACGAACGCCCCCGGTGGTCTTTCCGCCGGGGGCGTTCGTGTGTTACGGTGGGCCATGCCCTACGTCGTGAAGACGGCCGTGTTCCTCCGCGGCGTCCACCTCCGTCCCGGGGACGTGCTGACGGCCGCGCAGGAGCGGCGATGGTGGCCCTTCCTGCGGCGCAACGAGGTCCGGGGCCTGTGGGCCCGGGTCGAGGCCGCGGACGTGCCTGCCGCGGTCGCGCGGGCCCTGCCGCCCGTGTTGGCGACGGACGCGGAGCACGCAGGCGAGGCCGCGCCGGAAGCCGTCGCGATGCCGCCCGCGGACGTGCAGGTCGAGGCGGTCGCGCGCGCCGACGCCCGCAAGTCGCGCCCGCGTGGCAAGGGCGCGCAGGCGGTCGCGTAGATGGCCTGGTCGTACACGCTCGTCTTCACCGCGACGGCGACCGGGCGGCGTAACCAGGTCCGGTGGCACCTCGGCGACACGGACACGAACCGGCAGCTCTGCCAGGACGAGGAGATCGACTTCGCGCTCGCAGCCGCGGGCGACGTGGTTCTCGCCGCCGTGATCGCCTGCGCCCGTGCCGTCATCGGCCGGTTCTCGACGCGCCCGGATTCGCAGACGGTCGGAGGCGTGACGATCAACTGGGCGGGCGTGCTCGCGCGCCTGCAAGCCGTGATCGCCGAAGCCGAAGCGGCGCTCGCGTCGGGCTCCGCGCTTCCGTTCGCGGGCGGCGTGTCCGTCGCCGACATCGAGGCCCGCGACGCGGACGCGGATGTTCCCGTGCCCGTGTTCCATGAGGACCTCGCCCGCTCGCGCTACGCGCAAAACCTCGGCCCGCGCGGGCAGGACGAGCAGGAAGACGACTGACGTGCGCGGCGGCACCGTCACCGTTCGCGACCACGACCGCGGCATGAGGCGCGCGATGCGGAAGATCGCCGGGCTCGACAAGGTGCGCGTGACGGTCGGGTACCACCACGACGACGACCACGAGGGAACGCCGACCGCGACGATCGCCGCCGTCCACGAGTTCGGGCGCGAGGACGGGTCGGTCCCTCCGCGCCCGACGCTCGGGCCGACCGCGGACGCGAACGCCGGGAAGTACCTCGACAACCTGCGGCGCCTGTTCGGCGAGGCCGTCGAGGGCAAGCGGACGCTCGTGGGCGCGGCGCACGTCTTCGGCTCCGGGGTCGTCGCGGACGTGAAGCGCGCGATCACGGCGCTCACGTCGCCGCCGCTGGCCGACAGCACGATCGCGCGGCGGAAGCACGGCGGGACGAAGCCGCTGATCGACACGGGGGCGATGCGCGACCAGGTCGGCCACGAAGTACAGGTGAAGCCGTGAGTTACATTTTCAACGAGGACGGGACGAAGACCCCGTATTGTTCGGGGTGCTGCCGCGAAATCCCGGCTGAGAGCCTCGCCTGTCCGCATTGCGGAGCGCCGCAGTGGCGGGGACACGACCCGGAAAACTGCCCCTGCGCAGGGGGACACTACCTGGCGGGCGGCTGCACGTGCTGCGGTGCGACGGAGCCGGATCAGCCGTGCGCGTGCGGGCGTGTCCCGGCAGTGGGGGGGCAGCCGTGACGCTCTTCGACCTCCCCGACGATGCGCTGACGGGGATGTTCCTCGACGTGACGCGCCGTCGCCGCGCGGCGGGCTCCTACGTCTCCGGCCGGTGGGTGGACGGTGCGGAGACGACGGCGACGATCCGCGCGAGCGTGCAGCCCGCGACGCCACGCCAGATCGACAACCTCCCCGAAGCCGTGCGGACGCACGACGCCGTCATGATCTACTGCGTCCCGGTCGTGCGCACGGTCGACGAGCGCACGCTACTGAAGGCCGACCGGATCGACTGGCAGGGAGAGCAGTACGAGGTCCACGGCGCGAAGTCGTGGGCGGTCGGGAGCCTCGACCACTACGAGGGGATCGCGACCCGCGTCGAGAGAGCGACTCCGTGATCGACGTAGCCGCCATCGAGACCGCCGTCCGGGCGTGGGTCGTCGCGGCGGTGAACGACGCAGCCGTGCCGGTCATCTTCGGCCAGCAGAGCGCGCCGCGCCCGGCGTCTCCCTACGTCGCGATCTGGCGCACGGGAATCGACCAGCCCGAGTGGGACGAGCCGCACGCCGTTGAGGAGCACCCCGTCACGGCGGTCAACCAGGGGGCCAGGCGGTTCACCGTCGCGGGCGACGCGCGCTTGTTCTACCCGGCTGGCGCGGCAGCGATCGTCGCCGATTCGACCGGCAACGACGGGACGTACACCGTGGCGTCCGCGACGTTCGCGGGCGGGAACACGGCGATCGTCGTCGTCGAAGCCGTCCCCTCGGCCGTCGCAGATGGCGTGCTGACCGGCGCGCGGCGGATCGTCGGCACGCGCATCCTGACGTTTCAGATCGACTGCATCGGCGGGACCGCGCTGCAACGCGCGGAGGGCATCAAGGCCGCGCTCGCAAAGCGGACGATCCTCGACGCGCTTTCGGCGGCCGGGTGCGCCGTCTACCGGAGCGAGCGCATCCAGGACCTGACGGGGCTCGTGGACACGGTGCGCGAAGCGCGCGCGGCGTTCACGACGCGGATCGCCGTCGCCTCGACGGAGCACGAGACGACGGGCATCATCGAGCGCGTGACCGGGACGGCGACGACGCTCGACGTAGACGGCACGGCGCTGCGGGCGGACCCGCTGATCGCCGACCAGCGCGTCACCCCCTACGAACCCGGCTAACCTCACGCCCGCCGTGTGACGTTGACCGTTGCGTGCGCGGTCGGCAGGCTAGGACTCGATGTCCCTCGCCGACCATGTCCAGGTCACCGTTCGCCGCGTTCGGTCGCCCGCCGCGAAGGAGGGCTTCGGGACGATGATGGCGCTCGACGCCCATCGTCTGTGGGAGGACCGCTACCGCTCGTTCGCGTCCCTCGCCGAGCTCGAGGACGCCGGGGCGACGGCGCACGACACGCTGCACCGGCTCGCGACGGTCTACTTCGGGCAGGCGAACTCGCCCACGGCGCTCGGTGTCGGGCGGCTCGACTGCGGAGACAACGTGTGGGTCGAGATCGACGATCTCGCCTCGGAACTCCCCTACGACCTGACGATCGCGGGCCTCCTGCACCGGATCGTCTCGGCGCCGAACGCAACCGAGGAACTCGTGGCGGGGAAGCTCGTCACGCAGATCAACGGCGGATACGAGATCACGGCTGTGGCCGTGGGCCCCGCGGGCGTGTTCACGATCGCGGGCAATCACCTGGACGAGTTCGCCGCTGGGCAGACGTTCACGGTCGCAGGATCGACCGGGAACAACGCGGGCTACACCGTGGCCTCTGTGGCGCTCAACGCGGGCAACACGGAGATCACTATCACCTCCGCGGCACCGCTCCCCTCCGCGGTCGCGGACGGCCACATCGGAGGCTACGCCGTGACGGCGTGCGTGGCGGGCGCCAGCGGTACGTTCACGACGCCCGGCGACGTGCGCGACCGCTTCCCCGATGGCCTGAAGTTCGGGATCTCCGGCTCGACGAACAACGACAACCGGACGGGTTCCGGCACGAGCATGGACGGCATCCCGTACGAGGTCGCCTCGACGACGGTCGCGGGCGGGAATACCGTCATCACGATCGCGACGACGGGCGGCGCGGTCATCCCCGGCGCACTCGGTGCGAACGGCGGCGGCATCGTGTCGTGGGCGGACGGAGACTCGGCGACGAGCACGGTCGTCGCGGACATCCTGTCGTACGACATCGCAGCCGTGGTCGCCGGTCCCGGCGGGACGTTCGCGTTTCCCGGCGACGCGACCAGCCTCTTCCCGGCCGGGACGCAGTTCCGGGTCTCGGGCGCCACGGTTGCCGCGAACAACCGCCTGTGGACCGTGGGGGCCTCGACGTACACGGCGCCGAACACCGTCGTCACGGTCGTCGCGACGCAGACGGTCACGGCAGATGCGGGCGCGACGGGCAACGTCTCGCTCCCGATTCTCCGCACGGCCCCCGAGGACGCGAACCAGTTCTACACCGTCGCAGCCTCCGATCGCCTGCACCTTCGGTTTGCGGTCTCGGCCGTGGATCTCACGGATGTCCGCAACGCCGACGACAACTGGTACGCGGTCATGGTCACGTCCCGGTCGTCCTTGGCGACCTCGATGCTCGCGGCGGCCGTCGAGGCAATCACCGACGCCCCCAAGATCGCGGGATTTGGCAGCGGCGACGACAGGATCGTGGACGACGATGTGACCGCGGACAGCCCGGTCACGGGCAGCATCGCGGCGCGCCTCGCGGGGCTGAACTACGCGCGCAGCTTCGTCGTCTACTCCGGCGACGGCGCGGGCGAAGACGGCGTCGGGCACAAGGTATGGAGCGGCTTCTCGGAAGGCGAGACAGACGACGACCCGTTCGTCGAGGCGGCGATTTTCGGCAAGATGCTCCCCTCTTTGCCGGGCTCCTCGACCTACAACCTTCAGGAGTTGACGGGCATCCTCGCCGACGATCTGACCGGCACGCAGCGCACGAACGCGCTCGCGAAGAACGCGAATATCTACGCGGCGGTCACGGACACGAGCGACGGATTCCAGTCGGGCACGACGGCGCAACCCGAGTGGATCGACATCATGGCGGGCCTCGACTGGCTCAAGTGGGACATCGAGACGCGCCTCTACAACCGCCTCTGGAGCGAGAGCAACGCGGGCCGCAAGGTGCCGTACACCGATGCGGGTGCGGCGACCCTGGAGGGCGAGATCCGGGCGTCGGTGGACCTCGCGATCTCGCGCAACGTGATTGCCTCCGACCCCGCGCCGGTGTTCGTGACGCCCCCGGTCGCGTCGCAGAGCGCGGCCGATCGCGCCGCGCGTCGCTTCGCCGGGATGCAGGTGCGCTGCACCGCGGCTGGCGCGATCCACGTCGTGGGCCTGACCGTGGAAGTGGAGGTCTGATCCGATGGCCGTCGCCACCTACGACCCGAGCAACCTGACGCTCTCGATTCTCGGCAGCGATCCGCACGGGTTCGCCGATGGCGAGTTCCTGCGGGCGGTTCCGGACGAGGACCTGTTCACAAAGACGGTCGGGGCGGATCGGGAGGTGGCGCGCGTCAAAAACGCCGCCGGAATGTCGGGCACGCTCGTACTGACGCTCCTCCAGTCCTCGACGTTCAACGCGGTCATGTCGGCCGCGGCGGCACTCGACCAGGCGAGCGGAGCCGGTGTCGGGCCCTTCGTCTACAAGGAGGGCGGCACTGTCCTCGCCGCCGGGGAGTGCTGGGTCAAGCGGCTCCCCGACGCGGCGTGGGGCAAGGAGATGGGGACGCGGGAATGGATCATCGAGGTGGCGAAGTTCACCGCATACTTCCTCGGTGGGAACTAACCGAGGTCACGCCTTGCGCGTGAAGTCGGCGCGGGGTAGGCTGGTCCCCGATGCCCGCTCCTCGCGAGATCCAGATCCACGGCCGCACCTGGGCCATCGGCTACTTCCCGCCGGCGCAGGCGCTCCCGGTGTTCGGGCGCCTGCTGGCGTTCCTCGGTCCGGCGCTGGAGGGTGCGGCGGGGGAGGCGGTCAAGGCGATCGTCGCGCGCCTCCACGCCCTCGACCTCGACTCGGATCTCGGCGCGCTCCTGGGCGACGCGGTGAGCATCGCGAAGGCGATGGACTGGCCGGCGGTCGTGCACGGCGCCTTCGTCGTGGGGTGGGGCTCGCCGGCGTTCGGCGCGCTGGTGCGCGACCTGCTGGCCCAGTCGCGCTACAAGGACGGCCCGGCATGGATACCGGCCTCCGACTACCTAGAGGCCACGGACGGCCCCCTGGCGGGCCCGGAGGGCACGGAGACGCAGCTCCGGCTCGTGCTCGCCGTCGTGCGGAGCAACTTCGCACTCCCTTTCTTCTCGCGGACGTCCGCCGCCGTCTTGCCGCCGCCCGCGAGCCCGACCCCCGCGCCCTGACGCCGGAGCGGTTCACGCGCTCGCGCATCGTCGGGCGCGCGCTCTGCCTGGAGTGGGAGTTGTGGGGGAGGCTCGCGTTGTCGGGCGTGGCGACGCGGCGCGAGATTGAGGAGTCCTGGTCCCTCGCCGACCTGTACCTCGCGCACCTGACCCTCGACTACCATGACGCGCGATCCGCGCCCGTGGTAGGATCGCCGGGAGGGAAACGCCCGTGACCGTACGCGAGTTGATCGTGCAGTGGGGCTTCAAGGTCGACGACCGCCGGCTGAGGGCGCTCGACTCGACGATCAACGCGACGCGTACGGCGATCCTGGCGGTCGGGGCCGCCGGAGTCGCGGCGGCGGGCGCGATCTTCGGCCTCGCGCGCTCTGTCGGCCAGGCGGCGGACGCGGCCGGCGAGGCGGCGCAGCGCGTCGGGATCTCGGCGAAGAACCTCCAGGAGTTCCAGTACGCGGCGAAGCTCGGCGGCCTCGAAGCCGAGGGCGCGGAGACGGCGATCGGGTTCCTGTCGCGCTCGATGGTCGAAGCCGCGAAGGGCGGGAAGGAGAGCGCGGCGTCGTTCCGCGCGCTCGGCGTGCGCGTCAGGGGCGCGAAGGGCGAGCTTCGCCCGACCTACGACGTGATGCTCGACGTGGCGGACGCCTTCGCGAAGATGCCGGACGGCGCGGAGAAAACCGCGCTGGCGATGCGCGTCTTTGGGCGCTCCGGCCGCGCGATGATCCCGACGCTGAACCTCGGGCGCGTCGGAATCTCGAAGCTCGCCGACGAGGCGAACCGTCTCGGGGTCGTGCTCTCCGGCGAGACGATCGCGGCGGCGGACGAGTGGGAGCGGAAGACGGTGGCGGCCGAGGCGGCGATCGTCGGGATCAAGAACACGATCGGCTCCGCGCTCCTGCCCGTCGTCGGGGACATCGCCGACAAGATCAGGAAGTGGGCCGGCGAGAACCGCGAGTTGATCGCGCAGAAGGTGACGGAGTGGTTGCAGCGGGCCGTCGAGTGGGGCGCGAAGGCATGGACGTGGTTTGACAGGATGGCGACGCGGGTCGGGGATCTCGTGGCTGCGGTCGGCGGTCTCGACGGTGCGATTCGGTTGCTGGCGACCGGGTGGGCGGCGTTCAAGGCCGCCGAGATCGCGGTCGGCGTCTGGCGGCTTTTCTTCGCCACGTCGGCGTTGGCCGGTCTCGCCGGGCCAATCGGACTTCTCGCGGCGGGGCTCGTGGCCGTGGCCCTGAACTGGGACACTGTATCGAGGCACTACTTGATGTTTCTCGACGAGATGGCCCACGGGATCGACGACTTCCTGAACCTGCCCGTGATCAAGCAGTTGATGTGGCTGCTCGACAACCTGTTCGGCCTCACGAAGATCGCGGGGTTCGTGGGCGGCGTCGAGAAGACACGATTCGCGTCGCCGGAAGAGGTCTCCCGCGTTGCGCGCGAGGCCGACGCGGCAAATCTCCAGTCGTGGCTCAACGACCGCGTGACCGCGCCGGTCGTGTCGCAGCTTCCGTCGCGCCTCGCGCCCCCGGTCGGTCGCGGCGCGGTCGGGCGCACGGAGATCGTCATCCACCAAAACCTTCCTCCCGGGACGCCCGAGGCGACGCGGCGCGCGGCGGCCGAGGGCGGGCGCATGGCCGCGGACAGCGTTTCGGCGGCGGTCGCGCGCGCCGCGGCACAGGCGGGCTAGCCGATGTCCTTCGACGTTCTCGGCCTGATCTTCGCCGGGAAGGCAAAGACCACCTTCACCGGCCTCGACGTGACGCTTGACGCCGCCGAGGTCATCGCACACTCCGTCCGCAACACCGTGTCGCGCGAGGTGCGCGAGGACGGATCGGCCGTCTCCGACAACGTCGTGAGCGAGCCCGACGAGTTGACCGTCACCGGGCTTGTCTCCGACTACCCGGTATCCGTTCTCGGCGGATCTCTGGAGGGCGCGGCGGCGCGCCTCTCGGCGACGTTCAACACGGAGCCCGTGGAGCAGCCGTCGCAGACGGCGTGGCAGCGGCTCAAAAAGGCCGCGACGGACCACACGCTCGTCGGCGTCGTGACGCGCCTCGGCACATACGAGGACATGCTGATCGAGGACCTGACCGCAACGCAGGACCGCTCGACGGCGCATAGCCTCCGATTCACCGCGCGCTTCGTGAAGATGGCGACGGCGACGACGGATGAGACCGGGCTTCTCGACGTGCTCGACGACGTGCTTCCGGGGACGGCCGACCTCGCCGCCGGAACGCAGGACCGCGGCGCGCAGACGGCGCAGGTGGCGCCGTGAGCACGCGCGTCCCAACGACGGCCGACTCTCCCACCTACGATCAGGTGAGCGACCTTGGGCGCAGGCTCTACCGGCTCGGCTTCCGCTACAACGCGCGGGACGGCTCGTGGTACCTGTCCGTCGCGACGCAGGGCGGCACGGCGCTCGCGGAGGGGCGCAAGTTGCGGATCGACTGGGACACGCTTCGGCAGTTCTCCGACGCGCGCCTCCCGGACGGCGTATTGTCGCTCCCCGACGCGGACGGGTCGCGCGTCGAACCGGGCCGCGACGACCTCGGCTCGCGGCTGCACCTCACCTTCGACGAGGCGTGACGTGGGCGAGCTTTTCGGCCGCCACGCACGAGTCACGATCGGCGCCCCCGGCGAGGGCGCGCTCGTGATCGACTCCGGCGACCCGCCGAAGCGCGGATTCCGGATCGCATTCGCGTGCGAGAAGTCGCTGAAATCCTCGCTCAACTCCGCGACGGTGCGCGCGTGGAACCTCTCGGAGGCGAGCCGTTTTCGCATCCAGCGCGACCGCACTCGCTTCCTTTTGGAGGCCGGCTACCAGCGCGACCTCTTCGGCGTGTTCAAGGGGCAGGCAACGCGCTCGTGGACCGCGCGCGAGGGCGCGGACCTCGTGACCACGATCGACAGCCTCGACGGCTACGACGCCGTGCAGGACTCCGAGGTGGCGAAGGTGGACCCGCGCGCGGGCCAGCGCGTCGCGGTGAAGTTCCCGGCGGGCACGCGGATCGACGCGCTGATCGAGGCCGTCGCCGCGTTCCTCACGCTCGGCGGCGACGTGCGCCTCGGGGACCTTGACGCGGCCTTCGCGGAGATCGAACTGGAGGCGGCCGAGCGCGGTCTCCCGTTCGCGCTCGTGCGGTCGCTGACGCTGGAGCACAAGGCGGGCGACGTGCTCGATCGGCTCGGGCGCATGTACCGCTTCGACTGGTCGATCCAAGACGGCGTGCTCGAGCTCCACCCGTGGGATCGGATCTGGCGCGGGGACGTGGTCGAGGTGACCCCCGCGACCGGGTTGATCGGCACGCCAACCCCGATCTGGCAGGCGACGCGCGAGGGCGGCGAGACGGGCACCGTGATCGGCGCACGCTTCACGAGCCTACTGCGGGCGTCGATCCGCCCCGGCGCTCTCGTCTCGCTCGCGTCCGAGGCCGTCTCCGGGACGTTCCGCGTGCACTCGACGCGGTACGAGGGCGACACGATATCCGGGCCGTTCTCCGTGGACGCCGAGTGCTACAACCTGCCGGGCGTGGTGGAGTGATGGGCGGCCGGCTCCCCGAGGCGGGCGCGGACCTCACGACGTTGGCGAAGCGGCACACGGAGCGCGCCCTCGAAGGCGTGCGGGCCGTGACCCTCGCGCGCGTCGCGACGTTCACGGGCTCGACCGGCGCGCGGCGCCAGCCCACCGCGACCGTCGAGCCGCTTGTGCCCCGGTGGGTGGACGACGACGACCCGATCCACGACGGCCCGCTCGACGACGTGCCCGTGTTCTTCCCGGGGTCGCGCGGGCTCCGCCTCGACTGGGCGCTGTCGGCCGGCGACTTCGTGGTCGTGCTCTTCTGCGACCGGGCGATCGACGACGTGATCGTGCAGCTGATGGGCTCCGGGTCGCTCGACCCGCAGCCGACGAACCGCGCCTCGACGCATCTCCACGAACTCGGGAACGCCGTGGCGATCCCGGTGGCGACGTTCGGCAACGCGACGCAGGTGGACCTCCTCGACCTCCTGCGCGACTTCCTCGCGCTTGTGCAGACGGCGACGACCGGCCTGGGCGACGCGACGCTGAACCCGGCCCTCCAGGCGCAGGTGGCCCTCATGGTCGCGCGACTTGACGGAGTGCGATAGGATGGGCCAATGCCGCTGAACGCCGCAGCCGCCGATGCCGTTGCCGCGCAGATCGTCGCGGACGTGCTCGCGTTGCCCAAGGCGACGGCGACCTCACAGGACTATTGGCAGGCGGCCGTTCGGCGCATCTTCGCGGGCGTGGCGTTGAACGCCGTGGTGAACACCGTGGACGCGGTGGCGAGCGTGTCCGGCGTGACCGTGGGCGCGGGCGTTTCCGGCCCCGGGACCGGGACCGGGGTGGGCACGGTGTCCTGATGGCCGACCTCACCGACCTCCCGCTCGACCCGGACACGCACGACCTCCTGTTCACGGGCGGCGATCTGGTCATGCTCGACCCCGGCGACGCGCTCGCGCAGCGCATCCGGATTCGCCTTCGCTCGTGGAAGGGGGAGTGGTACCTCGACTCCACTTTCGGGGTGGACTACCGGGGCAAGGTCCTCGTGAAGAATGCCGATCGCGCCGTCGTCGCCAACCAGTTCCGGAGCATCGTCGAGAGCACGCCCGGCGTCGCGCGGATCGTCACGTTCGAGACCGATTACGACGCGACGGCGCGCAAGATGACGATCACAAGGTGCGCGGTCGAGGCGGACTCCGGTGCGCTCGTGGAGGTGCTCTGATGGTCTTCGGACTCGGCCCTACGGGGTTCGGGATCAAGCGGCTGACGGACGTGCTCGCCGACCTCAAGGCGGCGGCGGCAGCGCAGTTCGGCGCGGGCGTCAACACGTCCAGCGACGGCGCGCTCGGCAAGGCGCTCGGGATCTTTGCCGAGCCGGTCGCGGAGTTGTGGGCGCTCGCACAGGCGGTGTGGTCGTCGCTATCGCCTTCGACCGCCGAGGGCGTCGCGCTCGATTCGATCGTCGAGTTGAACAACGTCGTCCGCCTCGCGCCCGACGAAACGACCTTCTGGGCGCGGCTCGACGGGACCGATACCACGGTCGTTCCCGCGGGCTCGACGGTGCAGCACCCCGAGGCGCTCGACTCCTACGCGACCGATGCGGACGCGACGATCGACTCGGGCGCAGCGCTTCGGCTCGACGTGCTCGTGTCGGCGACGGGCGTAGGCAACTGGATCGTGACGATCGACGGCACGGCGTACACGTTTGTTGCGGGAGCCGTCACGCCGCAGCAGATCGTGGACGGTCTCGCCGCCGTCATCAACCGCACGCCGGCCGACCTGCCGATCCTCGGTGGCGCGGTGAACCAGATCACGCGCACGTTCACGCTCGCCGCCGCGGCGGGCAACGTCACCGCCGAGTTCCCGGTCGGGCTCGGGATGCGCGTGTTCGGCTCGACGGGGAACGACGGGATCTACACCGTCGTCTCGCGCACCTTCTCGGGTACGCAGACGTCGATCGTCGTCGCCGAGGACATCCCCGACGCGACGGTGGACGGCAACGTGGCCAAGGGGCTGACGGCTTCAAGCACGGGCGTTCCCGACGCGGACGACCCCGACGCCGGGAGCCTCGCTGCGAACACGCTCCGCATCCTCGTCCACTTCCCCGCGACGGCAGACGACGCAAGTCTCTACGCGCTCGCCGCCGTGCTCGGGGCGGCGCCGGGCGCGGGCGCGTGGGCGCTCGCGTCGGTCGGGTCTGCCGCGCTCGTGCGCGCGAGCGAGACCGGGCCGAAGGCGGTCAACGCGAGCGTGGAGTTCTCGATCCTCTCCGGCGTCGCCGGGTGGGCGGGCGTGTGGTCCGTGCTCGCGGGCGACACGGGGCGCGACCTCGAATCCGACGCCGACCTGCGAATCCGGCGCCTCGCGTCACTTCAGCAGGGCGGCTCGACGGTAGACGCGATTCGGGCCGCGCTCCTCGCGCTCGACGGCGTGGACGTGGTGTTCGTCTACGAGAACGACACGGACGTGGCGATCGGCTCGCGCCCGCCGCACAGCACCGAGGCCGTCGTCGAGGGCGGGTTGCCGGCCGACATCGGGCAGACGATCTTCGACCAGAAGGCGGCCGGCATCGCGGCCTACGGCACGCGCTCCGTCAACGTGACCGATTCGATGGGCGTCGTACACGGCATCGGCTACTCGCGCGTGACGCTAGTGCCGATGTTAGCCGTCGTACACGTCCGCACGCTCTACACCGAGGAGACGCTGCCGGATACCGCCGCCGACCTTCTCGCCGCGGCCCTCGCGGCGTGGGGCAACGCGCACACGATCGGACAGGACGTGATCGCGGGCCGCTCGTGGGGCGCGCTGTACGCAGCCGTCCCCGGGCTCGGGGTGCTCGACGTGCTGATCGCTCCAACCAGCGGGGTGGCGCGGGCGCTCGACGAATCCGACGCCGTGAACGACTACCTCTACCTCGAAAACGGGGTAGGAGACGTGACGGCGATCTTCGTTCCCGGGGTGCGCTTCGTCGTCTCCGGCAACACGGCGGGCCTCAACGGCTGCTACACCGTGCAGTCCTCGGCGTTCGTCGCCGGCCGCACGCGGATCACCGTCGATCAGGACGTGGTGACCACCGTGGGCGCCGGGGCGAACGGCTCGACGTTCCTCGCCTACGACACGAACGCGATCGGCGACACGTCCCGCTCGACTTTCGACGCAGTCTCCGTCCTCGCGGTCCTCCCGCCGTAGCCGACCATGCTTGCCCGCTGGATACCGCAGCACTTCGCCCGGATGCTCCGGCTCTTGCCGGGGCAGTTCCCCGGCGATCCGCGCGAGGGAGATTCCGGCTGGCAGCAGATCGTGCGTGCACTCGCGCACGCGGGCGGCGGCGACGCGATCACGGCGATCGACGCGACGGCGCGGACGTTCACGCTGGCGGACGACCAGACCGCGCGCTTCCCGGTCGGATTCCTCGCCGAGTGCGGCGGGTCGAGCGCGATCCCGCGCGCGATCGACGGCGTGAACGACGGTCGGTACACGGTGACAGCGGTGGCGCTGGTTGCCGGGTCCGCCGTGGTCACGGTCGCCGAGGCGATCCCGTCCGCGGCGCCGGGCGACCTCGGCTATCTGCGCGGAGACGACACGGCGGCGGTCGTCGCGTACGGGCTCCAACAGATCGAGGAGGTTCTCTTCGACCTCCGCAACCTCCTGACGTTACGCCGCGCGACGGGGCGCGCGCTGGAGGTGCCCGGCGAGATCCTCGGCCTCGTGCGCACGTCCACTGACGACGAGGTGTACCGCGCCGACCTCTACCTCCAGGCCGCGATCAACCACTCGCGCGGGACGATCGAGCAGATCAACGCCGCGGCGCAGGGCATGGCCGGCCCCGCTGCCGTCATCCTCCTCCTGGAGCACCCGCTCGCGCGCATCTTCCTGCACGTGATCGGCTACCTCGTGCCCCCGGCGACGCGCGCGCGGTTGCGGCGGATCAAGGCCGGCGGCGTGGCGATGGACCTGATCGGCGGGGACATGGCCGTGCCGTTCGTGTTCGGGTACGACATGGACGCGGCGGGCGTGGGCGCCGATCCGCCCGGCGAGGACCCGGACGGAGAGGGCTTCGGCGAGGCGTACCCGATCGTTGCGGTGCTCGTGGGCGGAGCGGGCGCGGGGGCGTTCTACGTCGCGAACGACTGCACCGCCGCCCTCGTTGCGGGCGACCCGCTCACCGTCGTCGGCAGCACGAACAACGACGGCACGAAGACGATCGTGACCCTCACCTACGAGGCCGGTCCGGTCCGCACGCGGATCGACGTGGCCGAAGCCGTGCTTGCCGTCGCGGACGGGCAGGTCCTCGACGGCGGCGACGGCTCCGGTGACTTCTGCGAGGTGTGGTAGCATGGCGAAGGAGAGCACATGAGCGCGAAGCCAGGCGAAGCCGTTGTCGGAGATTCCGGCGTCCCCGCCGAGTGGGCGAGCGGCGCGCCGATCACCGATCCGAACTCCGGGCAACTGAACGCCATCGAGCCCGTCGCCCCCGTGAAGGCGTCCGGGTTCGTGCCCTACCGCGTGAAGCCCCCGCGCAACTGGGTCAACTGGCTCCTGCGGCGCAACTACGACTGGCAGCAGTACTTCGACGCGACGTGCCAGCGGACGGCCGTGCGTTTCGTGGCCTCCGCAACCGCAAGCGACGACGCGAAGAGGATGTGCGACTACCTTTGCACGGGCATCAACGACGCGACGCTGATTCGCGCAGCCCTTGCGGACGCGGCGGCAGATGGCGGCCTCGTTCAGCTCTCGGAAGGGACCTTTGTTCTCGCCACGGCGGACCCCGCGAATCCCGGGATCTGCCTCGCCCCGGCGGCGAACGTCGTGCTTCGCGGGGCCGGTCGTGCCACGCAACTGGCGCCCCTCGGCGCCGTCAACATGGACATGATTTCCCCGGTCGGGGACGGCGTCGAGATTCGAGACCTCGACATCGACGGGACGACCGGCGGCGGCCTTCAGGGCGGTATCTACCTCAACGGCCGACAAGACTGCGTCGTCGACAACGTGCGCGTCGTGGACATGATCGGCGCCTTCCCGGCGACGGGCTACGGCGTCCGGATCGTGAACGGGGCCGACTGCCGCCTGTCGCGCTGCTACGTGGGCGGGTGCGCCGGGTACGGCATTCTCGCCACGGAGACGGCGCCCGCGATCCGGCGACACCGCGTCGAGGATTGCGACGTTCGCAACTGCTGCGCTGGCGGGTATCAGGTGTCGTGGACGAGTGGCCACGGCGAAATCCACCGGCTGAACATGACCCACTCGGCCGTGGCAGCAGGCGGCCTCTTCGTCGGCGGGGCCGAGGCCGTGGTGGCGCGGCGGCTGACCTCTGTGGGACTCCCCGGCGGCGCGCAGAACGGCGTCTACGTCTCGGCGGGGGCGACCTACCCCGAGGTCCACAACGCGGACCTGTGGTCGTGCGACTACGAGGATGCGGGCGCGGGCGGCAAGGTGTGGGACGTGCGCCTCATCGACCCGCCGCGGGGCGTCGTGGCGACGGGAAACGGGGTGGAGGTCGCGCGATGCAGAATCGCCGGGGCGCTCGGCGCGGGCGCGGCCATCGCCATCGGCAACGCGATCACGGGCGCGGACAGGGCGCGGGTCGTGGGCTGCTACGTCAACACGGCGCAGGGCGACGGGATCGGCTTCAACAACTGCGACGACTTCGTGTGCGACGCGAACAGCATCCACAACACCGGGCTCGGCGGCGCGGCGAACGCTGCCAGCGTCCTCGTCGTCGGCTCCGCTGGGGGGAGCGTGACCGGCAACGTGCTCCGCGCGCCCGGAGCCGGCGCGAACACCTACCCGGTCGTCCTCGGCGCGGGAATCGCAAACGCGACCGACATCTACGTGTCCGGGAATCACCTGCACGCAGGGACCGGAGGCGCGACTGCCGAAGGATTCGTCAACGTGTTCGTCGGCTCGACGGCGTTCGGAGACGACGGGTGGGCGCTTGTGGCACCCCCACTCAACACCGTGCTCGCTAGCAACCGCCAACTCTAGCCCATGTCCCGCACCCCCCCGCCACGCTCCGACCCGCGCAGCACAGGGGAGATCCGCCGCGAGGAGCGGGCCGAGGATCGCGCAGAGCACGTCGCCGAGCGCCTGGAGTGCGCGGCACGGAGAGGGCATCGCGAAGAGCGCGACGAGCAGATGGATCGCATCCTCGCGCACATGGCCCAGCGCCTCGATTCCGTCTACGAGGCCATCGTCGGCGACGGCCGCTCGTCGGGATTGCTCGGGCGACTGGAGGCCGTGGAGGCTCGCCAGCGCGGCGGGGCGCGCCTCGGGTGGGTGCTCGTGGGCACGCTGTTCGCCGCGGGCGGGACGGTGCTCGCGGCGGTCCTGACGCACGGGTGGACGCGGTAGCGGCGCCGGGTGTACGCTGGCGGCATGAGACGCACCCTCGCCCTCGCCGCCGTGCTCGCCCTCCTCTCCGCGTTCCTGGCGCATCCAGCGTTCGCGCTCCTGCGCGACCCCGACGACGTGGCGCTGGAATCGGAGCCCGAGGTCCCCGACGATGCGCCGCCCGTGTCGGCGGTGGTCGTCGTCGCCGCGCCCGCCGTTGCTCCCGCGATCGACCCGCTCGCCCTCCAGGCGC